TAATGACTGGGATTATGTCAAATAGTAATCATATTTTATAACCAATAAACAACTTTACCCATGAGTTACATTTTAAATCTTAGCCTCCCGCTGTGGTGGCTCTTTTTACCGCTTATTATTGCGGGATTATTAGCTACTAATCTTTACCGAGCGCAAAACATTTTTATCAAGGTAAAGGCTAACTATCAATCTCAACTTAGAGAGGCGCAAAACCGTTTAGATGAGGCTTTGGCTTCTGAAAAAGAACTTAGAGCTGCTGCATTAAACGGCGTTCACGAGCTTAAAGAGGCTACCGCTAAATTACATAAGCTCGAATCTGATAGCGTAGAGCGTGAGGTGTTAATCGTTCAGTTACGCAAGGATTTAGCTACTGAAAATGAAATATTGTCAGGGCGATTAGCAGACAAGAATAGTATTATTGAGCAGCTAAAATCCAAGATTGAACTATCAGAACTGGCGCATAATGAAACGAAGGCAGACTTAGAAGGATTAGAGCAACAATTTACAGAAGCCTTATCTGTTATCAGTCGCACTAAGCGAGCGACAAAGCAATGGGATAAAATTATGAAAGAAAAGGCAGTTAATGTGGTAAATACTGTAATCGAGGCAGTAAAGCAAAAGCAACCCGAAACTATTACGCATGATATACTAGGAGTACCTAGAATAGTTTTAGCAGGCCAATCGGAGGATTTTAATGCCCGTCACATTCAAGACTTAGGCAGCGAGGTGGTACGAGGTATTGCAGAGCAGAAGAAAGCGATTGAAAAAGAGCTGACTAGTGTGGTGGATATGTCGCTATTAGAGGCAGGGGATAGTGTAAGATTTAGGCATGGGGATATTGAAGTAGTACGTGATATTATAAAAGAAGGAGATAATGAACAGCTTTATTTAGTAAGTACAAGAAATAGTGCCTGGTACTATTCAGTAAGTGGTAAATGGCAAATAGTTGCAGATTGTGACCTAGATATTGTCCAAATAATCAAGCCCGCTAAATGTTATAAATCAAACAAGCCTTGCCAATTCAATTGCGACGGCTTATGCAAAAACTCTTAGTTATGTATAAAGTAATTGATATTAGTGACCCTGAACATTGCCTAGAAGAGACGTATCAGTTTGAAACAAAACAAGACGTTGCAAACTTTATTAGTGCGCTTATAGATGCGCCGTTTTGCCGATTTGTGGTTATCATTTTGCGTGAATTAGAGATAGCTAGTAGTAACAAGGATAGTTTAAAAGGTATGTTTACAGTTGCCCCCGCTTCGTTTACAATAACAAACGGCAACCAAAAGCAATTTGAGCCTATCAAGATATACCGCTTTAAAAACAAAGCTGATTATATTAGATGGCTTTTGGAATAAATAGCAATTCTTTTTTATATGCGTGTGAGCCGTTGCTGTAAAGTTGCGGCTCGTTTTATAAAAATAATTCAAAATACTTTGTAGCTGCAAAAATTACAGTTATATTTGCGTATTATTTGGCATTAAAAAAATCTAATTAACTCGAAATCAAATCAAAATGAAAAATCAAACAACGACCCGCTTTACTGTGGGAATGCCTGTAATTTATATTAACGACGGCGTTGTCATTAAGGCTAAAATTGATACCGTAACTAAGCCAAAAGATGTAATGGGTAACTACCCTATTGTAATTAGCTGGGAATACGAAGGTAATAATTACGAAAGCGAAACATTCACTAATGGCGGATATAAGAGTATAGTTGACGACTATCCGTGCCTCTTTACCCTACCTGAATACGAAGCCCTCAAAAAGCTGACCGATTCGTTTGTGGATGGCACGTTTGGGAAAGAGCAGACTAAACCACAAGACAATCCAATAGTAAGCACAAAGCCTTTTGAAACTACCGAATGGGGCAAAAAGAATAAACCAACTGAAAAGCCTACTCCGATTAGTGGCGAATGGAAAGAAACGATTGATTTATTAGACGAAAAAGAGCAGCCTGTTTATTTTGAGATAGGTATGAAAGTAGGGCATTTAGGCACAGAAATGACTGGTATGGTATGCCGTAGGGACAATAGTACAAAAGAAGTTTGTGTTGATTTTGATTCAGATATAAAGTGGTTTACTTTTGACGGCAAGGTTCAGGATAGTAATATTCAAGCTATATATCCAATAGCACAATATAACCAAATTCAACTACCAAAATTACAACCTATACAAGTGCCGAAAGAGGACGTTATAGAGTTGCCTAGTTGGTTTAAGGGAGGTGTAGTGATTGAGAAAAAAAGTGTATTTGATTATATCATTAGCTTAGGTAGGGATATTGAAGATGTTTTTGATGGCTTTATGGAAAAGGCTTATATAGAGCTAAAAGAGTGCGTTTTTTATAGCTGCATGATTAAAGATTTAAGCAGTTGCAATAAATCAAAGCTTTTAATCATTGACTTTGTATATCGAAATACATACTATACAATGGTAATAGATTTTAATAACCTAGAAAGTAAGCATACGGAATTACTTATGGCGTACCAAAAAAACGGCAAAGATGTATCCGAAAAGCTTTGTTAATCAACAAAATAGCGTTATCTTTACAACGCTTTATAAGTACTTTTCCATAAGATTTTAAGCCGCCTAGCTGCAAAGTCGGGCGGTTTATTTAGGCTAAATAAAAATAACCAATAATATGACAATTCCAAAATTTGAAGTCATCCAAACCAACAAAGGCTTGCAACTTGTAAGCGATGCAGGACATAAGCACTACAAGCCCGCTATCGAGATGCTTTTGCAAAGTGAAATGTTTATTAAGCATAATGCACACTTATTACATGAGTACTATTTGGGATTATGTATGATAGAAGCTGATACAGAAGGTAAAGTATTAGCTATTGCGCCACTACCTGATGACTATACATTAACAGACTATGCTAGATGGTTTGTGAAAGATGCCTATTTTAATGTGGATTGTCTTACACTAACTGTAAAGAATGGTGGCAATGGAAACAGCCCAGGCGCAAAGCGGAAAGAACGACTATTGCAGATTATTGAGCTGGTCAAAAAAGTATTTAACCTAACCGAACCTGAATATGAAAAAACGCAACCACAAGAAACGGTTTAAATACCGCTTAGGATACTCTAAAATGCTTAGACGTATAAAGATGCCTATTACGTTAGAAGACGCAACGGGACTATTAGTTTACGCTTTTAGTGTGCATGATTGTAATGATAAGGGGATAGTGAAATTTATTCTAAAAAGATAACCTTATGAAAGACCAAACTGTATATTCCGTTATCCTTGCTGATAAAAAGAACCCTGCTATAAAGCATATAGGTAAATCCGACACGCTAGGAGGGGCGCAAAAGATAAAGACAAAACGCACCGTAAGACCTGAGCAGCATCTTTGGATAGGTAAGTACGTAAACGGGGTGCTGAAAGAATCATTTGAATAACCGATTAAACACATTAAAATTGCAACAGGACGCAATTATACAAGAGTGTGTTAAACTTAAACAATCCAATCCAACTAAGTAGCTTCGGCTAATAAAAATATGCACAAACAAACACAACCATACGGCTGCGGCTTATATGCAGTAGCTAATGCCTTGAAATTAGAAGGCTTTATTACACAAGAGCGATTAGAGAAAAGCAATTGTCCTGAGGGCGTTACAATCGGACAACTAAGCCGATATTTACAAGATGATAATTTACCTATAAGTATTGAACCGCTTTGGTATAATACGTCCGCAAAGAATATACCTAAGGCGGAGTTATTAATACAACCGCAAGGAGTTGATGTTGAATACTTACCTATTCTTATTGCAGTAAGGCATTCGCACAACTCACTAAATCATTTACTAGCTGGTAGGATAGATAAGAGCGGTATTCTTTATCTATATGATAGTCTTAGAGATGTAGAAGTAAAAACGACATTAAAAAGCTTAAATAGCCTTTACCCTATCGTTTACGGATTGTTCTATTTCAAAAGCCTTGCAGAAGGTAAAGAGATATTTATACTTACTAATGATTGAATTATCAAGTAGCTTCGGCTACTTTTTTAAACCACTTGAAAAAATATTATGTAAAGTCGCACTACATTTGAAAAAGTGTGTATCTTTGTGGAATTAATCTAAATAGCGTATGAAGTTAAGTCAAATAAAGCAGAATCCTAAAAATCCTCGTGTAATCAAAGATGAGAAGTTTGAGAAGCTAAAACAAAGCATTGAGAATTTCCCCGAGATGATGTCTAAACGCCCTATGGTGTGCGTAACTGATACCGATGGTAAGTTATACCCACTTGGAGGAAATATGAGGCTTAAAGCACTAAAAGAATTAGGCTATGCAGATATTCCCGAAGCATGGGTGACACTGGCAGATGATTGGACAGTAGAACAAAGACTTGAATTTACTATAAAGGATAATGTAGGCTTTGGCGATTGGAACTTTGAGGAGTTGGCTAATGAGTGGGATAGTGAGCAATTAGGGGAATGGGGTTTGGAAGTGCCAAGTTTTGCCGCTGATATTGATTATTCAATCTTAAACGATAGTGATGTAAAAGACCAATTAGAAGACATGGCAAACGGTGTAAAGAAGGCTATACAAATAGAGTTTGAGGTAGAAGATTACGAGGTAGCAAAAGAGTTGGTAAAGTTTTGGCGTGAACAAAAGCTTTATATAGGTGGTTTTATGATTGAGAAACTAAAAACTGAAAAGGATAAATTATGATACGATTAGATTTAAACCAAGTGCAACATACTAGAAAAGTAGGCGAACATTGCGAATATATTGAGCCTAATGTAAAAGACGATTGTGTATTTTATGCCGATGGTGTACCAGTTGGCTTTTTTATGCGCTCAATGCCTGAAAAGGCGTCTAAGCTTGCAGACTTAGCAAATAGTGAGTTAAGAAGTAAGAATGTACCCAAAAGTGAAATGGGTAGAACATCGGGGCAAAAAGAGGGCGCAAATTCAGTTCAACAATACAGCACTATTATAGGAAGCGTACCGCCTAGACCTCATAATAGAAGACCATATCCAAGTATAAGCAGCGTACACCAAGTTAAAGGGGCGCAAACTTTTATTAAGGCTATGTTATTACTTGTAAAAGAAAGCGAAAGTATTATACATGATATACTACCTGAGCAATATAAACAGCAAGTAGAGTTATTTAAAAATGTTCCTGATAAATGGAAGTTTGGCAACTTATTTACAAGCTCTATTTCAAATTACAATATTGCGGCAGCTTATCATCGTGACGCTGGCAACATAGAAGGGGCTGTTAATGTGATAATCACTAAACGCTTAAATTCAAAAGGTGGTTGTTTGAATATTCCCGACTATGACGCAACTATTGACCAATGCGACAACTCTATTTTAGTTTACCCTGCTTGGAGAAATTTACATGGAGTTACGCCAATTATTCCTACCTTTGAAGGCGGTTACAGAAACAGTTTAGTATTCTATCCTTTGAAGGCTTTTGTTGGTTTAGATTGATTCTAAATAACACCGAAATTACACCGACTATGGATAAGAAAAATAACTTAAAAGAAGCGTGGAAAAAAGGGCAAAGCGGAAACCCAAAAGGAAGACCGCCTAAGCTAATAGCGAGTACTATAAAGGACTTAAAAGAAGCGGGCTACCAACCAGCAACAGCGGCGCAAATAAAAGAAGCTAGTGAGGTTTTAATCACGCTTGATAAAGATAAGCTTGTAGAGATTGGCAAAGATGAGATGCAGCCGATGTACTTACGTATAGTAGCGAGGGAGTTGTTAGGTAAGAAGGGTTTAGATGTAATGAATACAATCTTAGACCGAGCGCATGGCAAAGCGAAACAATCAGTAGAGCATAGCGGCGGCATAGATACTAACTTTACAGTAAGTCCAGTAGATACGGACGCAATAAAAGCGATATTCGAGAAAGTGAATGGAAATCAAAATAATCAAAGCAAGTGATAGAGCGTACCTCACGCCCGAAGTTAAAACGGCTTTAAGGGCGGCGGGGTTTATTCCTATTGTGGTCAATGATGTTTACATTCCTTACATTTGGGATAGAACAAGGTTTCAGAACTTTTACGGCGGTTCGGGTGGTGGGAAATCGGATTTTGTAGCGGTTCGTTATTTGATATGGGCTTTGACTTATCCTTATTTTCGCTTACTGTTTAGCCGAAAGTTTAAAGAAACGATTAAGGATAGCCAGTTTCTTTTATTGAAAGACGTGATAGCAAGGGAGGAGTTAGGCGAATACTTTGAAGTGAAAGAACAGCCTATGGATATTGTATGTAAGTCGAACGGTAACTTATTGCTTAGTGGTGGTCTTGATGACATTGAGAAGCTAAAAAGTATTTCAGATATTACAGATGTATGGTTAGAAGAGCCACTAGATAAACGTGCTAGGGCTTCGAGCGTAACACTTGCAGACTTTACAGAGTTAGACAGACGTGTTAGGACAATCAAACTAGACGGCGTTTTGACGCTTACATTTAACCCCGTAAGAAAAGAATCATGGCTTTATGAACAATTCTTTCAACTGAAAAACTTTGAGCCTTGTATAAGGGTAAAGACAACATATAGAGATAACGCCTATACTTCGCCTAATGAAATTGCAAAGTACAACAGATTGAAAGAGGTAGATGAGAACGAATGGGATGTTTACGCAAATGGCAACTGGGGAACGATTAAAGAAGGATTAGTTTATCCTAATTTTGAGATAGTAGAGAATTTCCCCGATGATTGTACGAAAGTAGGTTGTGGTCAAGATTATGGCTTTTCAAACGACCCTAGCACAGGTGTTAGATGTGGCGTTTTAGGGGATTATTTATATTGGGATGAACTCTATTATGAAACGGGATTAATAACGCCGCAAATTGCAGATAAATGGAAAGAGGTAGTAAGACCTAACGAAGTGATTTATTCAGAAAATGCAAGTGGAGGGGATAGGCTTAATGAAGAGTTAAGACGGGCTTATAGATTAAATGTGATTGACGTAAAAAAGGGAGCGGGAAGTATTGAGACTGGAATAGAATTGATAAACCGATATAAGATACGGATAACGAAACGGTCTAAGAATCTTATTTATGAGGTTAATAATTATACGTACAAGATGGTGCAAGGCAAGTCTATAAACATACCGATAGACGATTATAACCATGCGCTAGACGCTGTTAGATATTACGCCTTAATGGTCTTAGACCCAACCAAAACAAACCGCAGCCGAGCAAGGTCTGCAATAGTCTAAATATAAATATGGAATTTAAAGTAGAACAACAGAAAGCAAATCAAGAATGCTCAACTTGTCCTCACATTGACGAGTGGCGAGTAGAGGTAACTATTAATGGTAAAACAACCGTCTCAATGTATGGGTACGACCCGACAGAGGAGCTGACGGCAAAGCAAGCGGCGTTATTAAGCGGTAATCCTGTCGAGGTTGCGCCAGTCATTACAGAAGTAAGCCTAGATGATGCACAAGCGGCATTAGACGAACTTGATAAGGAAGCGGTAACTAATCCTAATCAATTAGAAATTGACACGCTTACAGCCAAACTAGAAGAGGTTACCGACAAAAAAGAACGCACTAAAATTAAGAACCGTATTCAATACCTTAAACGCTTTGTATAATGATTAAATTTGAATTTGAAGGAGAGGTAAGAAACGTTCCTACTAATCCCAAAGAAGTAATGTGTGGTCAGTACGAAGAGTTTAAGTACTTATATAGACAGTATCTAAATAGTACAGAAGACCAAACGGCTATTAATATGCTAGCTTGTTTAGTTCCTGTCTTAGGAGAGTGGGTGTCAAGACTACCATATTACGACCCTAAGCAGGGCATTACTGACGATGGCTTAGTGCCAACTATTCAATGGCTATTTTGGGTATTTACCGAAGTATGCTTATATGATGACAAAGATTTATCGTATAAAGACCTTGAAGACTTTACCGTAGAAATAGAAAGCGAAAATTATTACTTACTTGGTTCATCTTGCCGTAGCTTAATGTTTCCACAAGGGCAAAAGCTAGACGTACAGGAAGCAATCGAGAGCGAAATGGTACGTAAGAAAATGAGTGAACTAGACGCAGCGGAATTGTACAGAAGTTGTGACCTAGTATTTACATTCAATACCGAAATAGCAGCTATCATGTTACGCAAGGAAGGGGAGGAGTTACCATTTAGACCAGCAGAATATGAGGCATTTATTACAGAGCGTCAAGCGTTTTTTGCTAAACACTTGACTATGGACGCAGCTAAGAAGCTAGTTTTTTTTTTAGATGCGAAACAGACGCACTATACCGAGTTGATGAATTCAGCCCTTATTTCAGCGGTTACAGAAGCCCAAACGCAACCCAACCGAGAACAACGAAGGAAGCAAGAGCAGCAGAACAAGAAAGGCAAGCAAGGGCGGATTATTCCGCTAAATATGCCAGTTGGAAAACAGCCTATATCAAAGGCTTAAAATACTTTGGCACGATGGAAGCGGTAAAGCGTGCTAAGTATTGGGATTTAGTGTACTATTTATCTATCGAAAACGCAATGTTTTAAAATGAATCGAATACAATTTAGAGACTTAGTCAAGGGTATAGCACAAAGCTACCCAGCGGACAAGCCTAGACAGATACAAACCTTTGCAGTGGTTGCTAATAACAACGATTACGAAGCGGACAACTTTGTAAAGAACGCTAAGGACTTAGCAGACGGCGACTTTTGGCAGCGCATACTAGCCGCAAACGGTAACGATGCAAACCAATTGAGTGTGGTTTATCCTAGTGTGACGATAGCCAACAGAAGTGAAACGGTTACGCCTGATAAGTATAGACTTTGTCAAGGTGTGCGCCAAACGTGGATGGTAGAGGTGGCAGCGGTCAAGGATGGTAGTTGTACGGATTTGTACCGCTCGATGTCTAAGCTAGACTTCGACCTTATTACACAATGCCGTTGGATTATTAACCAACTCTTTACATCAAATAGCGGTAACAATGATTTTATAGTCGAGCCGATTCAGATTAATTTATATGACACAGGCAAGGACGGGCTAAGACTAGCAGAATTTGCCGTAAGCTTTGAAAGTGACGATATACCAAGCGAGCTACCATAATGACGATAGAGAAACTTTTAACCGACAAAGTAAGAGACGCAGTATTTACTCTTATTAGTGCGTCTCGTGGCGAACTGATAGCGCAAGGACATAGATTAACGGGCAACCTTGTAAACTCTTTCGAGCAAACAATTACGTTTGTAGGTGGCAGTATTAAAGCGGAGGTCTTTGTCGCTGATTATGGTTTAATTATAGATGGTGGTGTAAAGCCGTCACGCATACCGTATAATCGAGGGAGCGGGGCAAGGACTAGTAAATACATAGAGGCCTTAATAGAATACTGGCGCAAACGTGGATTAAATGAATTAGCGGCGAAAAGAGCGGCATTTGCTACGGCTGCAAAGCAAAAACAGGAGGGTATGCCGACAAGGGATAGTTACCGATACAGCACAAACGGACGGCGTTTAGATTGGAGAAAACACGCAAGTGAGGCAAGCAAAGATAAAATATTAGACGCTTTGAACTTCTTACAAGGACTTAAAGACGTTATTGATACATTAATAGAACTAAACTAACATGGCAAGTCAAGTACTAGCTTTTACATTACAGATAGACGGCATTAAGTCCTTAGAGGATTTAAAGAAGTCTATCAAAGAAACAACCGCAGCCCTCAATGATAAAGACATAGATAGCCCCGAATTTAAGGCGCTACAAAAGACTTTATCGGAGCTTAAAGCGGCACAGTCTGCTGTTAATCTAGAAACTAGACGGGCAGCGGACGCTTCACGTTTTGCGGCGGGCAGTTATGACGAGATGAACGCCCGTTTGGGTGCGCTTCGCCGTCAGTATAAAGAGTTTGGTTCAGAAGAACGGAATAGCCCAATAGGACAAGAGACTGTTCAACAAATTGAGCTTTTAGATACAGAGCTTAAACGCATAGATGGCACGTTAGGACAATTTCAAAGGAATGTAGGTAATTACTTAGGCGTTTACGATAAGCTTAATCAAGAGCTAAAAGACCTCAAAAGTCAGTATCTAAACCTAGGCATAGCAGCGCAAAAGGGTACGGACGGCACTAGAATACTAGCACAAATCAATGCTATTGAAGGTGAGCTTACGCAACTAAATGCGGGGTTAAATCAAAGCACGTCAGCATTTGACCGCTTTGGAGGTGCATTTAATAGCGTGGCAAATACATTAGCGACCTTAGGACTAGGTGTCGGTATTTACGAAGTAGTAAACGCAACGGCCGAATATTCCCGTTCCCTTAGTGAATTGCAAAGCTTGTTAGGCCTATCAGATGAAGAAGTAACGAATTTAGAGGGTGCAATAGGAGAACTTACTACGGTAACAGTAGAAGGTGGCGCAACAATCGTAAACACTGGCAAAGACATTGCAGACGCTTTAAAGCTTGCAGGTTCGGCACGTCCTGACCTGTTAGGCAATACAGAGGCGTTAGCGCAATTTACAAAAGAAGCGATAGTATTTAGTAAAGCGGGTTCTTTACCCTTACAAGACGGTATAGATGCACTTTCAAGTACTCTTAACCAATTTACTTTGCCCGCTACTGACGCTGGCAGGGTAATGAATACACTTGCAGCGGCGGCGAAAGAAGGCAATGCGGAAATTAAAGACCAAACAGCAAGCTTTGAACGGTTTGGGGCGGTTGCTAGTGCAGCTAATGTAAGTGTAGAGGAATCAGCGGCACTTGTTGAAGTGTTAGCCGCTAAGAGTTTGAAAGGTGCTGAGGCTGGCACAGCTTTACGTAATGTATTGACGCTTATTCAAGCCCCTGAAACATTAGGCAAAGGCGCACAGGCGGCGTTTGAAAAATACGGTGTAACACTTAGTAAGTTAAGTGATACTTCTTTGCCCGTAGGAGAACGTTTAAAGGAGTTATCTAAAATTAGCGGCGATGCTACCGCAATGGTAGAAGTTTTCGGTAAAGAGAACTTAGTAGCGGGGCAAATCTTATTGAATAGCACTAAGAATATTGAAGGGCAGACAAATGCTTTTGATACTTTACTACCTAAAATCACTGGTACGAATGAGGCTTACACAGCGGCTGGTATTAATGCGGACAACCTAGCTCAATTTATTGACAACCTTAAAGCGACTGCTATTAACTTAGCGGCTACTTTGGGAGGGGCTGGCTATACTACAATTAAGGCAATATCCGATGCTTTGGGTGTATTAGTCGGCTTTGTAAACGACAATAAAGAAGCGTTCATAGCGGCGGGGTTATCTGTGGCAGCTTATACAGCATACGTAAACAGTGCAAAAATAGCGCAATTGGCTTATAATGCTACTATGGCACTATACACACTAAGCACTAACGCCGCAGCGGTGGCGCAACGTGGTTTAGCAATTGCAACCGCAGCAGTACCCTACGTAGCGGTGGGGCTTTTAGTGTTTGGTTTAGTGAAAGCTATTCAAGCGTGGACTGGTGCAAGTGAGGAAAATTTAGCGATACAGAATGCATTTAACGAGGCAGCACAGGAAAGCGCAACGGCATACGCTAAGGAAGTAGTGGCGAGTGAGAAGTTAGTAGCACAGGTAAACAATGAAACACTAAGCCGAAAAGAACGAAGCGCAGCGTTTAGCGAACTTCAAAAGCAATACCCTAGCGTATTGGCAAACTACAAAACCGAAGCAGACTTTTTGGCAAACATCGAACAAGCACAACGTGATATAAACGCAAGTATCTTAGACGGTATAGTCATTAAATTAAAGCAACAGCAGACGGACAAAGCAATACAGGATAATTTCAAAAAGGTTGCAGAATTAGAGGCTATTAGAGCGAAAGGCGGGGTGGTTGGTATTGGTGGTATTACTTTTAGCACGGAACAATTAGACCAAGCTACAAAGGCGTTAGAATTTGAACTAGGCAAACAATTAGAAATAGTAAACGCAAGCGCTGAGCAATTCCGTAGCGTATTAGCTGCAAACTCACAACGTTTGATTGAAAACGAGCGTAGCAAAGCGGTAGCAATTAGCGCAACAAGCAAAGAAATTGATGCAGTGCAGACTAAAACGACTGAAAAGGTTACTAAGGATAGTAAGAAACAAGAGACTACCCTTGTAAGCCTACGCAAAGAACTTGAAAGACTACAAGCAGAATACAACAACGCTGCAAAGAAAGGCATGGATTTAATTCCTGTCGAGGTAATAGACGGCATAGACAAGACTAAAAAAGCAATTGAAGACCTAGAAAAGAAGCTTAAATCTTTAAACCAACTGACTGGCAACGATAAGCTAAGAGCCGAAGCAAGTGCAACGCAATTAATAAGCATAGATGCAAGTAAGGCTAAGGAGGGTTTAGAGGCTTATCTAGGCGATAAAGAAAAGCTTAATCGAGAATCAAACGATAAGCAGATAACAGACGAGCTAGCAGCGCAAAAAGAACTATTAGATTTAAAAGCAGCAAACGACAAGGCAGCAGCAGAACAAGAGGCGGCGCAACGCAAAGATATACTACAACAAATATACTCTGAATCGCTAAACCTTGCCCGTAGTGCGTCCGATGCTATCTTTCAAATACAAAAAGAGGGTAATCAAAGGGAATTAGAGCAAGCGACTGCTAATTTAGAGACTGAACAAGCGGCGGAATTGGCTTTGGTTGGCAACAATCAAGCGCAAATTGAGCGCATTAATGCACGTTACGCAGCACAAAAGGAAGCCTTAGACCGCAAAGCGTTTGAACAAAACAAAAAGTTAGCTATTGCACAAGCCTTGATTAATGGGGCATTGGCAGCTACGGCGGTTTTTGCTGTTCCCGATTTTACATTTGGTATTGCAAGCGGCATTCGTTTGGGATTTATTGCGGCTAATACCGCTTTACAAGTCGCTGCAATATCACAGCAACAGTTTGCAGAAGGTGGTTTTGTGCAAGGGGCGGGAACGGGAACGAGTGACAGCATACCAGCACGACTAAGCAATGGCGAATTTGTTTTAACAGCGGCCACTACAAAGGCGCTAGGTGTGGACACATTGAATGCAATTAACCAAACTGGACAAATACCAGCAAGTGCAATTCCAAACGCTTTACTAGGCAATAGTGGCTCTAATCGTGAGCTTATTGATGCTATTGTAGAGGGTGTAACAAAAGGGGCTTATCAAGGTACGCAAAGCGGCGTTAATGATGGCTTAATTCAAGTAAATCGAGAAAATAATATAATCAACAAACTAACTAAATAATGAGTTTAATAAACCAAGTTCCACCAGAATTAGTGCCTATCCATAATTGTTTAAATTATGGCTTATATATGGATACTATTAATATATTGACTGGTACACAAGCTACATTTTCTGTTACTTTTTCAAATGGTGGAACTGCTACCGATGGAACTGTAATAGTAATACAGGGGCAAAAATTTGAAATACTCGACACTGTCACTGAAAACAATGGGTATAATTTAATATTCAATGGGTTTAGTGATATACAGCGAGCTACATGGTTTTATGACACTATAAAATCAACTTTGTTTTTTGACCCGTCTATTGTTACGATTGTTCAATTTGGTAATGTTGTTACGGTCACTTATAATCAAGTAGGACAACAACCGAACTGGCAGTTTGAAAATAGCGGTATTACGCAAATCGCTTTTTATAGTCCAAATGGAATAGATAGAGTAGATTTAACAGGGGCGTCTTATGTTTGGGCTATACTTCAAGACCGTACAGATTTAAGCCTACCTCCATTAAAGATAGTAAGCGACAGAATTTTACCTATATTAATGGATTATGATAACTCAGTAGTACCTACTACTATTGCACCGTCTCAACAATATGTAAATCCGAGTGACTTAATAAAAAGTCAAGTTTCAACTATTCTGCCCAATATTTATAGTCCTGTATTCACGCAAATAGAAGACTCTTATTTTCGCAAAAAGATATTTATGCGGGCAGGGTGGCGTTTTTTAAGCGATTGTGAGATACAAAATAGGGAGTTTGCCGATTCTAGTGTAAGTTGGATGTATAATTGTTTACTTCAAAGTAAATTATTAGTAGAAGGTAGTTATCCACTAGAGCAATATACAGACTACGGCAAGCCTTTATTAATCAAAGATACTTATTCAATTTGCCGTACAACATCATTTTTCGTTTGGAGTATTTGCCCCGAAGCGCCGTTAGAAGTGGTTTATTATAGTGCAGCGGGGGCAGAACTAGAAAGCACTAGCTTTACTTATGGTAGTGGTACGGTAACAGAGCCGTATTTTGATGATGTTAAGCCAACCTATATGAATGTTGGAGGTTTTGGTCAAAGCATCCCGTCAAATTGCGCTTACTACATACTCAATTATATGAATGCCGATGGTAGCGAAGTATTGCACGCCGTCCGCTTTAATGTGACCGACTGTAATTGTGTAGTAGGAGAGTTTATTTTTTGTACTGACTTAGGAGCTTATGAAACTATCACATTTGAAAAGCTGACTAAACAAGATATTGCAGTTAGTTCCGATATTATCAATAGTAAAGACGGCTGTACCCTATCCTCTCTTATTAAAGGCAACCGCTCAATAGTAAACACTAACAGCGAGGTAGTTTACACCATGACATCAAAGTTTCAAGCCAACGAAAAGGAAATAGAATTTATTGAACAATTCAAGCGGTCTCAATCGTTCTATATGAAATACTTCTTTGAGGCTGCTGATTCCTTCGGTTATATAAAAGTTATCCCTGAAAGTATTAACTTTGCACCTATTGAACTAGGTAAGGCAAACGAATTACAAATTACTTTTCGATTAAATAAATCATATAAATCACACCCGCAAAATGAAGCAGTTTACATTTAGTATTTTAGCCGTTTTATTTTTAGTTTCATGCACTAAGAAAGCAGAACTAGACCCTATTAAACGTTTAGTAGGGAATAAGTTTAAAGTTGTTAGTTGCCCTTGTGGTAACGATACAACGGACTTCTTTCTTTCAGCATTTACGGATATTGAATTTGAGACGGACGAGGTAGGAAGTGACTACTATGTAGGCAATACACAAGTGCCTTTCGAATGGTCAATAGACGAAAATAATATAATCCTTTGCCCTACGACTAGCAGCGTATCTTTGACTATTCCATTTTCGTTTAGTGGCGATACTTTGAAAATGCGCCGTCCTCATTCTTTTTGTTCGCAAGGTATAAACGTTTCTTATGTCAAGTTATAAACTCTCTTTACAATATCCACACCCTTCCATACCCTCTCATTATTATGACGGGGGTGTGGTTTATTTTGACCTAGATGAGGGTTTTAATTTAGAGTTTTTCAATGCGCCCACAAGGACACGCATAGACGGGTTCAGCGAGGTTGCAATACTTGAATTTGATTTACCTAGTACGCCTAAAAATGACCTTATTTGCGCGTTGTATAACGATGTAAATTTTCTTAGCCCTGATTACAATACATCTATTTCCGTACTATGTGAGAATGGCGGCGAAACTTTGCCACAAACAGCCCTACAAATCGGGCGCTATGTAAAAGCAAACAGTAAAGGCAGATATACTGCAACACTTGCATTTAGTAATGATGACATAGTAACCAAGCTAAAAACAACTAAGCTTTGTAATTTGATGGGAGAAGTTGAGGCTACGCTTACAATGGATAGTATTTTGAATGTTTATCAACCTATGACAATGTACGATGGTAGCGGCGCAATTTGTTACCCAAACCAAAACTACGGGCGCTTTTACTACATAGACCAACTTAGCGCAGTACTACCAATTCACGCCGTAGAATTTAGACCTAATCTATTTGCAGCAGCAGTATTTGAACGTGCTTTTTGCGGGTTTAGATTAGCAGGTAGTTTTATTGAAACGGACTTTTTTAAGAAGCTGCATAGTTATGATTTACGACCTGATTATGATATGGCTTTTGCATCTAGGCGCAAGTTTTTATCTAGTGTAATCCCTAATGCTACTATATTCCCTGGGGGTGTACCTACTGACGTTTTCCAACTAAATGAAACGGCTATATTCACACTACTTGATTTAGTAGTTGATGGTTCACTTCCTGATACATTCGGAAATGACTGGAATAATACAACCTTTTCATTTGGCAACAATCGACACGGTGTTTATAGTTTTCAAGTAAAATGCAAAGCCGTTCCCGATGGCGTGGGTGGCGTTGTGCGTTTAGGTATCTTTAAAAACGGCACGTTAGTAGAATCTAACTCAACAGGTACGCCATATAATATTATCACAGTTAATGTCGATGTATTGGAGCTTTTACCGACTGACGTTGTGGAAGTGAAATATACAAGCGTTTCAGCAAGTGGCATAGATGCCCAATACATTTATGAAGTTGAATTCAAAAATACGCCTATCAAAGACACTACACCATACGAAGGTGAAGTATTTACAATGCGTGACGCTTTGAATCAAGATACAACGGTTTACGACTACATTAAAGGTATAAGCGATGCATTTGGATTGTGCTACACTATTAATCGAGCGACTGGCATTATAGGTATTTATCCTGAAAACGGTACGTCTATCTTTGGCGAAGCTTACAATAAACTTGTAAATAATAATTTACACCCGCTTGATTGGTCTGATAAATGCGACCCTGATAGCCTTAGTATTACCTTTCCAAAAGAAAACAAGTCTATTAAAGATATAACAGTGCAATGGAAACAAGCGACTGATAAGTATATCACAGAGGTATTGAACCCTAAGCCTGAACTATACTCTTATTATGAGTTAGTAAACGGGAATGGTACGGAATCTTTCAAGGTAGAAAACAACATCTTTGAACCTAGCGCAACAGGTAGATATTACTTTACTACTGATACGCCCGACCTGATGACGGTTTTACCTATCTTAATTGATAACCAAAACAATCAAAAGTCATACAACTTAGGACATAGATTATTCCTTTTAGTAGGTCAAATTTGGGCAGGGGGATTAACTAATCGTTATTTAAGTGAGATAGATGCGCCGTTTGATAATGCCTTACTAAGCCTTGGTACAATGTTTTTTGATGGTAGCTTAGTAGATAATAGCTTTACAACGTCCTTTGTATTTGAAAAGAACCTTACCTATAATCAAGGAACGGACAACCTATATACGACTTTCATTAAAACAACAGCCTTAGAGCGCACTAATACAGCGCAATTTGATAAGCCGATTTTATTAAGTCGTGAGGACTTTGCAGGTTATGACTTTACTAGATTAGTGGTGATTCGAACTCAACTAAACCAAACATTATGTAAAGTAAATATGATAAAAGGTTTCAGTTTATCAAAAGACCAATATACGACAGTCACTCTAACGCCATACGTACCGATATGCTAAACAATCCCCTACCTAGAACCGATAGCCAACTAAGGCAACAGATTAAAGAGGCTTTTGATAGTAATAACTATACGGAACTATTGCGGCTAGTGAAAGACAATGGAATTTTTAAAGAAGGTTGCGCTACATGTGGGGATAACACAATCAATTATCTAAGGTCGTGGGTAAACTATCTAATCGCTTACAATTTTGAACCGCCTAAATACAGACTATATGACAGAGAAGCAACAGAAAAACGCACTGATATTTTACAATAGATTAACAGGTGCAAATAATACGGAACTCACTCCGATAGCTATTGAATTTGTTTCAAAGATAGATGATGACGCTATAAAGAAAGTCTTAGTTGTAACCGATACAAGCGGCGGTTCTTATGCAGCATTAGGGCTGAAATATAACTGCACCCGCTTTCAGGTGCGACATTGGTTAAAAACAAAAGCCACTACTAATTAAAGTAGTGGCTTTTTTATTGACTATGGTTAATAGACTGGAATTTCGCCTTTAAATGGTCGTATATTAGGGGCTTCGCAATAAGCAACATCAGAGCCCACTAGGTGTACTTTAAGTTCTGAATTATAGTAACTATAAGGTAAAACACACCAACCCCAACACACATTAGCCCAAACTAATTCTCCTTTTTGAGGCTGAAAAATTGGCGTGTTAGGTTGCGGGTTAAAACGGTCATGACCTTGTAGTAAAGAAGGATATAATTGATCAGGCGTTTGTTTTCCATGCAATGAAAATATACTTTTATACCCATTAAAATCTACTACAACAGGGTAGTATTTATTTTCGCCAGCTAAGCTAATAACTACGCCATTGCCAAAACCTTGATGGCTTACAAAGTCGCCTTCTTTAAAAAATAATTCCATAAGTATTTTATTTAAGGGTTAAATATTATCGGCACTAAAACATTCTTTGCAGCGGTTATGACCACCTAAGTGACTAGGACAAAATTTAATCTCGTCATATTCATAGATGCATTCACTTGGTAAATCTCGGACGGCATCAGCTACTTTCTCTTTAAATGAATTAGCGTATTCCTCCATTGCTTTAATCATTGAGGTTTCAAACTCAATTCTGCCTGTAATTCCCATTGCGCTTATTACTAACTCAAAAGGAATTAAATGCTTATGTAATATAATCTTTGCATTCATGTCTTTATATTTTAAACGGTTAATTAATTAGGCTTCCAAAATGTATCTTGGCAAGATTTACAATAGTATTGATGGAATTTAGTGCCGCCTATTCCAGTAGCTAAACTTTTGCAATTGCACTTAGGGCATTTTGACGTGTCTATCCACCTTAATATTAAAAATGCACCAGTAAACAATAGTACAACCTCTGGGATTACAAAATATGAATGGTTATCTGATAGCAATATAAAGCCTAATACAGATATAATCATCCAAGCCATAAAAACAATTATTTTCAGCGTTCTAATCATGTTATTCTATTTTAAACGGTTAATTAATCCCACAAAGATATAATACTTAGTTATATATACAAAGCTTTTCACTAATTTAAAAGTAGTCTAAATAAATATAGTGTGAATTTACGCACACTTTCAAGGTTTTGACTTTACATAATGTTAGAAAAGTGCGTTACTTTGCATAAAATTAAATATTATGTCAAGTCAAACAGCAAAACAGGGTGTACGTTGCGAGCTATCAAACGATGGCTCTATTGACGTGTTCATTACTGGCGAAATATCAGATTGGACTTATTGGGAAATTGCGTCTTGGAACTCATACGATTGGAAAAATGGTGCAAGTGCTAGAATGCATATTTATAGCGGCGGTGGCTCTTATTTTGCGGGCGCAGCTATCAAAGACTTTTTAAAGACCAATAAAATCAAAGCTAAGGCGTACTTATACGGTATATGTGGAAGTGCCGCTACTATTATTTCATGCGGTTGTGATGAGGTTTACGCTGGTGAAATGTCACAGTATTTTATACACCATGCACAAGGCGGCGGCGGTGGCGAAGTTATTACAAATGCTAATGAAGCACTTGTGAAAATGTATGTTGAAAAGACTGGTTTGGACGCCGAAACAATTGAAAAGATGCTGAAAGATGGCGACAAGGGCGCAATTATGACAGCAGAAAAGGCCTTAGAACTTGGCTTTATTGATGGAATTACCGATGGTGTGAGTATTACTGATGTTACAAATGTCATTGATTTTTCAACAGTCGTGAATGAGTATAAACAAAACGAAAACAAGGCGGAAGCCGCAAAAAATCAGAATATGAATTTTTTTGAAAAGATTAAAAATGCCTTAGGCTTGGGTGGCGAAACTGACGAGGTGGCAGCTCAAAAAATTGAAGCCTTAGCAAAGAACGGTTTAGACGTTACATCGCAAATGTTAGAGCTTGAAAACAAATTTAAGACAGATATTGAAGCGGTTAAAAATTCTTTACCGACTATGCCAAACCTAGAAGTTTACGCAAAGTCTGACGACCTTACAAATTTGGCTACAAACGAAGCCGTAAACGCAAAGGTAACAGAATTGCAGAACGCTTTGAATACATCTAATAAAGCCTTAGAAGCAGCAAACGGACGTATTGACGAGCTTGCAACAGCCGTATTAAACAAAGGCGAAAACAAACCAGCAAGCGCACAAAGTAACGGTGCATTTACAACTCCGAAAGCGGTTGAAAACAAAGGTTGGGATTAATCAAAACAAATAACCTCTAAATTAAAATTATAAAATGGCAAACACAATTAAACGTGTAGGCGTAAAACGTACCGATAAAGGGTATTTTGTAAACGCAAATGACATCTACTTACATGGCGATGTAATTGTAGATTTAGCTTCGCCAGTGCAGCGAGTGTACAATGTCTTTGGCAAGGGCGAGATGAATGATGAAAATCTAGTATATCACGTCCGTATGGATAGCACAGCACGTATCATGCAAGCGGGCGGCAATTGCGCCCCTACTGCTGGCACGTCTATCACAGCAACACAAAGCTCAACAACTCCTTGTAAAATCAAAATCAACGAGGCTTGGTGTAACCGTTCAAGCGGCTCTACTATCCTTGATGCGCTTTTGAAATACAAAGACGGTACAACTGACGAGGCTACTTATGAGCGTGTAAACCGCCAATTCTTTGATACCTTAGTGGCTCAATTAGTACAAGCCCGTTTGTTATTGGCTGCCGCTGGTGGTCTTTGGGGTTCAACTATTTCAAGCACTACATTTGCATCTTCTGCAACAGCTACACAGCAAGCGCAGTTTAATGCAATGAAAAACTTGTGTACAGGTTACTTGAAGCGCTTTGTACCAGCTATCGATGCGACTATCACAGGCGACAATCAAATCATTGACGCTAACTTTGCAGATGGCGGCGCAGGTGCATACACAGGCGATGTATTAGCTTTGTATGATGCTTTGGTGGCTAACGCTTCATTGGCTAAACCTAAATTGGTAAGCTTTATCAATATGGGTGCAAAATCAATGAGCGATGGCACTCTTGCAATCCCTGTTGCTTTGGTTTCAAACCGTATGTATGCAGCAGTAACAGCAGCTTACAACGCACAGAAAAGCCAAGCGGCGCAGAATGAAATGCGTATCACAAGAGAGAATATCGCAGCGGCGGGCGGAATTAGTCAGTTTATCTATAAAATTGACAACACCGTTGTAATGCCTATCGATATTAGTGAATTTGACGGATTGCTCACTGGTAAGTATGAGTTCTTCTGGCTTACTGTTACGGGCAACGCTGCAATATTTGATAGCTTTGTAGAACAAGCTATTATGTTAGAGGACGGTTCAGTTGGTACAGCTGCATTCGAGTTAATCGATGGCAAATACATGAACAAGAAAGGGCAAGTAATTGTGGATGGCGATATACTTATGGCTACTGTTTTGGCTGACATCAACTTAGTAACTGGTCAGGCTGATTACGTAGTTGCTGTATAAGCGAACAAAAAAACAAACACGCTAGGCAGGGTTAAACCTGTCTAGCTATTTTCTAAAAATCTAACTGAAAATAATAATATGGCTTGCGCTATTGTAAATATAACAGGCGGCGAAAGTTGCCAGTTGGGTGGTGGTATTATCAATGACCTCCGCATTGCAAAGGTGTCAGATATTAATTTAGGTACAACAGGCTTGACAGCAAATGTAATTACTACATGGGTTATGAATAGTCCTAATGTATTTAAAAAATACGACATTGACGCTCAAAATTCAAACTATGAAAGCGTGTATGACGGCTCTGTAAATACTCAGACCTTAAACATTGCTTTCCTTAGTAAAACAGCGGCTCAAATTGCGGCTCTTAATGATGTAAAAGACTGCTGCAAGTTAGTAGTTGCTTTGCGTCATGGTCGTGACGCTAACTGGCGTGTATTCGGTTTAGACTTGGATATTGACGGCACTACATTGGTAGGCTCGCAAGTTCAGGGCTTAATGGTTACCGAAATCACAGATAATAGCGGAGCGGCTACGGATAAACTTGTAACATCTATGGTGTTTACAGCTATCCAATACAACACAACTTTGTTTGCAACTGACGAACCGCCATTATTATAATATGGTAGTATATGCTGGAAATGATATAACGCATTTTTGGTTCAACGGTAAAAAATTTGTACTAGGGGGCGCATTGAGATTAGAACTTGATGCACCCCTTTTGCCTATTGACTACAAAGAAAGTACACAAGAGGACTTAAAATACCTATGGGATAACTACCCTAAGGCTAAGTCTTTTTTAAAGCTAGTTGAAGACCAAAAAGAAACCGCTTTGGAGACTGAAACAAACGATTTAGAAGTAACTGAAATAGAAGTAAAAGAAGATGGCAAAGAGCAGGGTAAACCAAAGACTAACCGTAGAGCTAAATAGTCCGCTTCCTGATTCGTTTGATACGAAAGAAGTACGTGATATTATGTCCGAAGCGGGGATTATTCCCTACTTCGGTTATAATGACTTATCTAGTCATGTAGTACTACAGCACTTTGCTGACCTGTATCAATGGTCTCCAACAAACAGGGCTTGCATTAATGCGATTCGTGATTACGCTTTTCGTGGGAATATCCGTTTGAAAAAATCGACTGTCGGGGGCTTTGACTTAGGGGCGCAAAACGTATATGCAACAGCTAGCGAGGTGCAGGGTGTGATAGATACATTTACAAGACTAGGAATATCCGCAACGGAAATAAGCGAGCTTACACGCCAATTATACATTAACCTTGCCGTATTTGGCAATTTGTATTTGCGCTTAACTATCAAAACTATTGTGGGTGTTAGTCGTGTTTATTTAGAATCTATACCAGCTCAAAATGCCGCTTACCAACTTGATAAAGATGCAAACGGCAATTTAGTTGATATGCCCGAGCGTAAAATAGTAGTAAGCGAAAGTTTTGAAAAGCAATATTTGGCTAAATTCCCACCTAAAACTTACCACACTTTTCCCTATTGGAGTGAATTAGATAAGGGCGAGTACTCAACAGTATTCCATATTAAGAACCAAACAGATAAAAGCCCGTATTACGGACGCCCTGATAGTATTAGTTCTTACTTATGGCAGTATTTAGAGTACTATATAGCAGATAAAGCGGTAACTATTTCACGACAGGACTTTGTAGCGTTGTATTTACTATTTAGTGAAGCACCTTTGCAAAATGATGACGAAACAGATGAGGACTTTATGGCTATGACGGCTAATTTAAAGAACCTCACTACAATGTCAAACAGCGGCAAAGCTAGCACATTGGCAAATTTGCGCTACTCAAATGGAACACAAAAACCTAATCTTGAAAAGCTAGATATTAAGGTAGATACAGACGATTTTAGAGTAAAACTTGAAAAAGCAGCGTCTAAAATCATTCAGTCACATGGCTGGTTTGCCGAATTATTAGGCGAACAAATAGCTAAAAACGGTATTGGCAAGGATAGCGCACTATTAACTACCTATACAGTAGCAGACGGCGCAAAGATTACACCATTACAAGAGGACTTTTCAGGGATTTGGCACATGGTTTTTAGTGTGATTGATGAGAAATTAAAGACTAATCTTTCAGATTTTACTATTGAATTTCCACAAAACATCTCTAAATTAGCGCAAAAATTGAAGGATTTAAACACGATTAAAACAACCGTAACCGATGGCAACACTACTAACTAATATCGAGGCTATCAGTTTAGCTAATATAAACAAAGAATTTCCCACTTGCGACATTCAAAGTATCACACAAGTAGAAATAAACGCTTTTGACGGTTGTTTTACGCTTGACTTTTACAACTCTTTACTTGCTAACTTAGAGGACTATTCAAGCGTTCAAACTTGGCTCAGTACAACCGAATACGAAACTGGCGATTTAGCCCTATTTATGGGGCGTATTTATCAAGCCTTAGACGATAGCATAAATAAACAGCCAATGACCTCAACTTTTTGGAAGTTAGCCGACAAATTTACGGACGCTACCTTGAATGAGTTATGGAATACAGGCTTACTAGGTCGCTGGTTATCATTGCAAGTTATTGAGCGGACTATTCCTTACATGGCTACGCAAGTGACTGGCAAGGGATTAACACAAAGTGTAGGTAGTGACTACCAACCCGCAAGCTCTAAGGCCGTAGATAGCCTACAAGTACGTATTAATCAAGATGTAATACAGTGCCTTAAAGTGGTAAAGCTTTTCATCAAAAACAATCCTACATACAACTGGATAGGGCTTGACGATATAGAAGGATGTGGGTGTTCATCTGGTAAAACTTGTAATAAAAAAACGGGAGGGTATTTGGTATGCTAAAAGAGTTTCTAAAAAAGTCATTTGAGAATGCCGTTTTATTAGGCCAAACGCAAGTAAGCGAACAGCACTTTAAAGACCGAGTAAGTATCTGCAAAGGTTGCGAGCTTATGGGTAAAGTTGAACCGCTGCCAAACCTAGTATTTAACGAAGGGTGTACTAAATGTAGTTGTCCTTTAATTACAAAAGCAAAATTAATTAATCATTCCATTCTAGGCTCTGCATCGTGCGAGCTTGGTAATTGGGAACAAATAGACAAAAAATATAATGAGAACTCCAAACTACTTTAAACGTGACGGCAGTGTCCTTTCATGGGGCTACTTAGATGTTGATGCTGAAACTACCGAGATAGATGATTTTTCAGACGTTTCAAGAGTTAATACACCTTTTGAGCGCTTTGAAGACGTGGATGGTAACGGTGACCCTATTACTAATGCTAAAATATCTCTACTTGTGGGTAATATCCGCAAGGCTGCATTTAAAGCATTATCAATCTGGATAGATGTAAATGGTACACCCATGCAAACTACCAACCTAGATGAGATAATTGATTTTTTTACAGCCCCGTAGCTAGCGGTGGTAGCGATAATGGGGTGTACGAGTGTGCTATTATATTTAACGGCGATAATGACCCTGCTAATATAGGATATATAGACACGATAGAGTGTAACGGAGTAGTGTCTAGTGGCGGCAGTTTTGGCGATTTTTATACGACACAAAACACAATAACTAATAGCCTAGCAGATGGTGCAGTTACGTCAGTAAGAGCAAAAGTTAGTAGCACTGCAACTACATCACAAATTGAGGCTAATGCTGGCAATATTGAGATATATGTTTATATTATGTATCCTAGTGTAGCAATTGAGGCGGTTGCAAATGTATTCATTAACGGTGCAGCGCAAGCCATTCCATTTACTAAACTTCCGACTACTTAGATATGGCACTACACTTACAACCACAAGGGCTAGGTATAATTAAAGCGCAATTTGTAGCTTTATGGGTAGCTATTTGTATTCTATTCTTTATGTTTGCGGGGTCAATATTTTACATGAGCTATGCAAAGGTAAAGTTAGATGAGTGTTCACAAGCAGCGGAGGCAAAGAATCAGGAAATTACCTTTGTAATTCGTGAGTTAAAGACTTGTGAAAAAGATGCAGACTTTGCTAGGCAAGCTTATGAAGACTTGCAAAGGCAAGCTAATGCAGCGGGCTTAAAATTCAAACCATTATTAAACGAATAGATTATGCAAATAGGCAATAAAGTATTTTTAAAAGAGGCTATCCAACTTGTGCCAGTAGGTGCGAGTACACCACGAGGTGCAGACCTCAGAACATTTGACAAGGGTAGCGAGTTTGTATTAGTAAACATCGAAGGCGAAAAAGCAATAGTAAAAGACGAGAGCGGCAACTTTTGGAGCGTTTTAATTGGCTTCTTAGGACTTGTTCAGGAGGTTAGCCAAGTAAACCAAAACACTACAATCGGCGAAGGCTTGACAATCTTACAACATATTAGCAACTGGTTTAAATCGCTTGGTAAAATCAAGTTTAAAAACCCGTTTAAGAAAAAATAAAGCGCATTTTGAAACCTTTTTTAGGTTTGTGTGTTTAAGTAAATTCAAACACAGTACTTCCAAAAGTATTGTTTCGATGGGCGGCGGTCTTGATATTGTCCGTCTGTTGCGAGCCTACAAGATTAGGCAAGATCTCGACAGTAGTTGTTACTGCTACACACGAAGCAGACTAAACAGCAGCTCTTACTTGGATGCGCTCCCATTAAGTAACCACTCTTATAAAGTGCATAAACCCGCTTGTTTTAGGACGGCGGGTTTTTTATTTGAAAAAATATGAGAAAATGTTTTGCAAGTTGAAAACTTTTGTATCTTTGCCTTGCAATTGAATAAAAAACATACGAAATTATCGATTAACCAAAACGCTTTAATCTCATGAAATAGTATCTTAGCGGTCTAATGCGTACCCCAAAAAGTCATTCGTAAGCCGCAAGCGTAATTAGGCGGTATCTAAAAAGAAATAAAGTAATAATAAATATCAGATAAAGCCCTTCACTACACAAGTAATGAGGGGCTTTG